TTTGGTGGAGCTGGCGGGAGTTGAACCCGCGTCCGAAATTCCTACATACCATTTATATTATAGTGAAAATAGATATTTACGTTTTAAATCAGTGAATTAGTCTTATCTTGTGTTTGGCTGTTTTATGTGATTTTAAAGTTCTGCCGCCAATTTGTCGCCAGTTTTATAGTATGGGGTTATCTATCTTTTTATATTCAAATAGCATATCAATACTTCTTTCGAGTTTGTAAAAATCAGTTAAGGGGTATAGTTTTACAATGTCCTCTTCGAAGTTTTTAATTCCAGACAGTTTTTCTTGACTTTGAAGATATCTCTTTGACATCATCAATTCTATTGAATTTTCTGTTATTGATGAATGATCTAATGTTTTTAAGACCTGCCACGAAATAGGTGGCGTAAAGTCGAATAATGTGGAGAGTTTAGGGCAAAAATTTTGTTTTACCGTTTGTTCATATGTAACTTTGGGTGGAAATACAACATTTATTGAGCGGTTACTTAATCGTGAATTAGGCATTTTTGTAGAGAAGTAAGCTACACCGACAATTTTCGAGTAAGTTTTTCTACTAATCCATTGCATCAACAAATTAGGGATAATGTACTCTTGTATGAATGTTGCAGAACGATGATTTTTTAAATAATTACATGCAATAATTAAAGGCCAGAAAATGAGATAAGAGGCCTTTACTCTATTTGTTTCGGCTAGTTTATTTTCGTCAGCGTAATTTGGTGAGGGATGTAACAAAAGCTGTGATGCAAAGTTTAAGACTTTATATTCAGTTTCACTGGTAGTAAATGATGAAATAAAAAGCTTGTCAAAATCTGGTTTTTCCATCTCCTGCCAACAAACATAAACAGAAGTGCCAAGATATAAACATGGTAAGCCAGCGACTGAATATCTTTGTGCACTAACAAAATGTCTATTGGAGAATGGAATATGGAAAATTTCATCTCTTGACGTTAGAGGATTTTCACTTTTTCTAACTCGAAATAATGGTTTTTTATGATTGCAAATGCTACTGAGTGGAGTAGTGATGCGATGTATGTGTTGGATTGTTGAGTTATCAGAGAATGTTTTATCAAAGTGGTCATATGCTGACTTGATATCACCTGATAAAAAACTTTCAAGTGATAATGTTATTCCATTTTGAATGTTCTTAACTTTGCTGATTAATTCATCAAAATTCGGCATCCCATCTTTATTGTTGCTTTTGTATTTAATTATTGTTTTTAGATACTTATCGCAACGTTCAGTGAAGTCACTTATTATATCTCTATGTACTATAAGTGGAGGGTTTAATTTTGGTTCGGAAATGACTTGTTTTAATAATGAGTTTAAATGGTTCTCAAATAACTTTTCTTTATTGACTTTGTTTTTAATATCCATTTTGATAAGCTCAAATAGTTAACATATGTAAAGGGTTTTTGGTAACGGCATCTTCAAGATGGTCTGGGGAAAAATGAGAATAAACCATTGTCATTTTTATATCTGTATGACCGAGAATCTCTTTAAGAACAAGTATGTTTCCTCCGTTCATCATAAAATGGCTGGCAAATGTATGACGTAATACATGGGTGCATTGACCCTCTGGAAGCTCAATACCGGCCCGCTTTACTGCACGCTCAAAGGCTTTTCTGCATGGCGAGAATAACTTCCCTCGGTTTTTAGGAAGTTCGTTGTACAGCTCCTGAGATATCGGCACGGTACGGTTTTTCTTGCCCTTCGTCTTGGTATAAGTGATGCGGTATTTGGATAACTGATGGCCCTGCAGTTTTTCGGCTTCACTCCACCGTGCGCCGGTAGCTAAGCATATTTTGGTAATCATTAGTAGGCTCGGGCTTTGAGATTCAGCACATGCAGCCAACAGGCGTTTGATTTCGTCCGTGGAAAGAAAAGCCAATTCACCTTCAGCAATTTTGAAGGTTGGAAGCCCTGCCAGCGGGTTTGGTGCGGACCAGTGCCCTAGTTTTTTCAATGTACCGAACACCGATGACAGGTTACGCTGCTCAAGATTAACTGTGCGAGGTTTAACGGGTGACATGAACGAACCGTCTTCATTTTGGACCTCCCCCTTTAATCTGGCTTCCCGATATTTTGTGAAATCACCTGCTGTCAGCTCAGAGGCGATGGGGTCGCCTAGACCATTACAGATAATTCTAAGTTTCGCCATGAGGCGCTTGGGGTCTGCGAGTGTCTGACCATACAGGGAATACCAAAGCTCAATTAATTCTGATAGGCGTCGCCGATCATCCTTTTCACCCAACCACGGTTTTTTATTCACTTCTTCCATTGTGAAGCTTTCAAACGCAATGGCTTCGCCTTTCGTGGCAAATTGCTTACGCACGCGCTTGCCATTGCGTCCATTGGGATAGCACTCACACAACCATTTTCCGTTCGGCTGTTTTCTGATGGTCATATCAAAGGCTCTTAATGATTTTCAGTGCGCGGCCTACTACCTCAATGTCATCCAGACCGCACTCAAACGATGAATCATCCTGATGCACTACTAATTTGTTTCCCGGGAGTCGAGTCAATTTAACGATGCTTTTTATCCCGTCGATATCGACTAACCACATACCATTTACTGGTGGTGTTTGGTTGCGATCTATTAAATAAGAATCACCAGAAGTAGTCACCAGCAGTAGGTTGCTTGAGTCTGAGGGGAGTATGCTGCTATCAATGATTGCTTTTCCAGCATCGACCAATAAACCACCGTTGAGAGTCGCCTTGTCAATTTCAGGAGATACTAGTTCAGAAAGAGGTACAACCTTGCTGGAGTTCACGGAATTGATATTTTTTTTAGGTTCAATGTTTGGACCTGGCTCCCCCTGTCCGGTGGTTAGCCACAGTAAAGAAACTCCTGTTTCCAAGGCGCACTGAATCACCCACTCTGCAGGAAAACTATCTCTTAAGTATCTGTTTGCCATGGTGCTTTTTGATGCGCCTAAGTGATCGCAAAGTTGCTGTCTGGACTTGAAATCATAGGCTGCCATTAGTCTATGGATAGCCTCTCTTCCCCCTGTATTCTCTCCAACCTTTACCTGTATCATTTTTTAATCCTATTGACGTATCAAATATTGGATCGTAGTATCTCGATGTATCAAATATTGAATCAAGTAAAACGAGATAAAACGACGTAAACCAAACCTTAATCGGGAGATACTGCACTATGAGCACTGATATTTCAATTCGTGTACCAAAAGAGATGGCTACGCCTGCAGAGTTCGCGGAATGGGAAGGTATCTCCCGCGGCTCCGTGTATCAAAAAATTCACCATGGTCAGCTTGCTAAATACATGGTCAAGAAAGAAAAAAACAAAGGCCGCGTAAACCTGCGTTATTTAATGTACAAAACCGATCAGGTCCGTGAATCCCTCGGTCATTCCAACTTCCGCGTCATTGTTGGTAAGTAAGTTCAATTATGAGAACTTTCTAAGGGGGTAGCATGTTTGATTATAAGATTTCCAAACACCCGCATTTTGATGAAGCCTGTAGAGCTTTTGCACTTCGTCACAATATGGCGAAGCTGGCAGAACGTGCAGGAATGAATGTCCAGACTCTGCGAAACAAACTCAACCCAGATCAACCGCATCAGCTCAATGCGCCAGATATCTGGCTACTTACCGATCTGACGGAAGATTCAACGCTGGTAGACGGTTTTCTGGCACAGATTCACTGCCTGCCATGTGTACCGATTAATGAGGTGGCAAAAGAGAAACTGCCGCATTATGTCATGAGTGCAACCGCAGAGATCGGGCGTGTTGCTGCAGGTGCGGTATCTGGCGATGTAAAAACCAGTGCAGGTCGTCGTGATGCTATCAGCAGCATTAACTCTGTAACACGACTGATGGCGCTGGCCGCTGTTTCATTGCAGGCCCGTTTACAGGCTAATCCTGCGATGGCGAGTGCAGTTGATACCGTGACTGGCCTCGGTGCTTCATTCGGTTTGCTGTGAGGTGCTTATGCTGACGAAAGAACCATCATTTGCATCGCTGCTGGTAAAACAAAGTCCGGCAATGCACTACGGTCACGGCTGGATCATGGGTGAGGATGGTAAACGCTGGCATCCGTGCCGTTCACAAGATGAATTGCTGGCAGAACTATCTACGAAAAAACGGGGGAACAAATGGCTATTGAAGGCGCTGCGGCGACTGTTCCATTAAGACCCGGTGAACGCCTGAATGGACTTAATCATATTGCGGAGTTAAGGGCGAAAGTTTTTGGTTTGAATATTGAGTCAGAGCTTGAGCGGTTTATTAAAGATATGCGTGATCCTCGGGATATCAATAATGAACAAAATAAACGGGCACTGGCTGCCATATTCTTTATGGCAAAAATTCCAGCTGAACGTCATAGCATCAGCATTAATGAGCTGACCACTGACGAAAAGCGGGAGTTGATTAAAGCAATGAATCATTTTCGTGCAGTGGTGAGCTTATTTCCCAGACGGCTAACCATGCCGAATTAACCAACTAATGAAATTAATGGCGTAAACCCGCCGGGCATCCCTTTATCTAAATTCAGGAGAATTGCTTATGCGTAATATTGAAACCCTCACGACCAAAACCGGACCGGATGATGCAGGTCTTAATCTTTTACTGACAGAGGCTCGTCTGGAAGAACGCCGGGCAAGGGCTGAAGCAATGGCTGCTCGCCTCGATAGCCTGGCGTGTCATATCACCTCCCGCCAGCTAAACCACGTCGAAGCGGCAGAACTGCTGCGTGTGACTGCTGAAGCAATCCAGAACGAAGCGCAGGAGATCCACTGATGGCTGATGCAATGGATCTCGTACAGCAGCGCGTTGAAGAAGAACGCCAACGCCATATCCGTGCTGCCCGTGCCAAAACGCCGGGCGTGTCCCGCGTGCTTTGCGTTGAGTGTGAAGCGCCAATTCCGCCAGCACGCCGCCGTGCCATTCCGGGTGTGCAGCTTTGCATTACCTGTCAGGAAATCGCAGAGCTGAAAGGCAAACATTACAACGGAGGTGCTGTATGAGCACCATCCTGAAATGGGCAGGAAATAAAACCGCCATAATGTCCGAACTGAAAAAGCATCTTCCTGCTGGCCCGCGACTGGTTGAACCTTTCGCGGGTTCCTGTGCAGTGATGATGGAGACGGATTACCCCAGCTATCTTGTTGCGGATATTAATCCTGATTTAATCAACCTCTATAAAAAGGTTGCTGCTGATTGTGAGGCGTTTATATCTCGTGCCAGAGCTTTATTTGAGGAAGCAAACAGGGAGGTGGCTTATTACAACATAAGGCAGGAGTTTAATTACTCCACTGAAATTACTGATTTCATGAAAGCGGTATATTTCCTGTATCTCAATCGTCACGGTTACCGTGGTTTATGTCGCTATAACAAGAGCGGGCATTTCAACATTCCCTACGGTAATTATAAAAATCCGTATTTCCCTGAAAAAGAAATTCGCGCATTTGCAGAGAAAGCCCAGCGGGCAACGTTTATCTGCGCCAGCTTTGATGAAACGCTGGCGATGTTGAAGGTGGGGGATGTGGTGTATTGCGATCCGCCTTATGACGGTACGTTTTCCGGCTATCACACTGATGGTTTCACTGAAGATGATCAGTATCACCTGGCATCCATTCTTGAACATCGGTCATCAGAAGGACATCCGGTCATTGTTTCTAACAGTAACACGTCTTTGACCCGGTCCCTTTATCGTAATTTCACTCACCACTACATCAGGGCGAAACGCAGCATCGGCGTTGCAGCGGGGGAGGGAAAATTTGCAACAGAGATGATTGCCACTAAATCTGCTAATTGGTTTAGTGCCGATTTTAGTAGGGGACGTGACTCTACTGTTATTTTCGGGGTGCAAGTGTGAAAGAAATGCACCACGGAATTCATCATTTCCATGGGACGCCTGTCTGGGGAAGTGCTGGCGACGTTCATCGTATTGCGGTGAGCGGAGCTGGCGCTTTCGTCTCCTATGTACGACCAGATCAGATTGCGGCGTCCATTCAGCACGCTCAGGTCGTCGGCATTGATAACGGCGCATTTTCTGCATGGGTGCGTGGGCTAAAAATTAACTGGAGTGATTTTTATAAATGGCTCCTGAACTATTACCACCATCCTAAGGTCGCTTTTTTTGTCATTCCTGATGTTGTGGACGGAGGTGAACGTGACAATGATGCCCTGATAAACGAAGTTCCGAAAATGTTCTACGGGAAGGCAACTCCCGTCTGGCATCTGCACGAGTCAATCGATCGGCTTATCGAGCTATGTCGTGAATGGCCTCGTGTCTGCTTTGGATCGTCTGGTGAATATGCGGCTATCAGAACTGCGCACTGGCATCGTCGTATGCAGGACGCTTTTGAAGCAATTTATTGCCGACACAATTTCAAAACAGCTGTTCATGGTTTGCGCATGCTTGACGGTCGTGTGTTGGGAAATTACCCACTGGCGACTGCCGACAGTACAAATCTTGCCTGCAATGTCCCCAAATTTAATAGCAAATATCCTGAGCTGACGCGGGCTATTCAGGAGGCTGAGTATTCGCGCAATCTGACGGAAAAGGAGCTGAAAGCTGTCATTCTGAAAAACCGTTGCGCAATTTTAAAAGGTGCAATTGAAGCTGTTCGCCCACCTTCAGTTTCTGATTGGCTGTCGAATGGTTTGCAGCCTTCACAGCTCGAACTGGAGATTGCGTAATGAACTACAGCTATTCCTGGAATGCTGAGAAAAAAGCAATCAATCCTTACGTAGAGACGGAAGAGCAATCTTCAGTTTCTGCGCTTTCAAACCTGATCGCTCTGTACGCTGCCGATAACGAGCAGGAACAGCTGCGCCGCGAGGCACTGAGTGATCAGGTCTGGGAGCGTTATTTCTTTAATGAATCCCGTGATCCTGTCCAGCGCGAAATGGAGCAGGATAAGCTCATTAGTCGGGCAAAGCTGGCGCATGAGCAGCAGCGTTTTAATCCAGATATGGTCATTCTGGCGGACGTTAATGCCCAGCCTTCCCATATCAGCAAGCCACTGATGCAACGTATTGAATACTTCAGCAGCCTGGGCAGGCCAAAGGCTTATTCCCGCTATTTGCGTGAGACGATTAAGCCATGTCTGGAACGGCTGGAGCATGTACGCGACTGTCAGCTATCCACTTCTTTTCGCTTTATGGCAAGCCATGAAGGGCTGGACGGCCTGCTGATCCTGCCTGAAATGAGTCAGGATCAGGTGAAACGCCTGTCCACCCTGGTAGCTGCGCATATGAGCATGTGCCTTGATGCAGCTTGTGGCGATTTGTATGTCACCGATGACGTTAAGCCAGAAGAAATCCGCAAGACATGGGAAAAGGTGGCAGCGGAAACCCTGCGTCTGGATGTCATCCCGCCTGCGTTTGAGCAACTCCGCCGGAAAAGAAACCGCCGTAAACCCGTGCCCTATGAACTCATTCCGGGTTCGCTGGCGCGTATGTTGTGCGCTGACTGGTGGTACCGGAAATTATGGAAGATGCGTTGCGAATGGCGGGAAGAGCAGTTGCGTGCTGTCTGCCTGGTCAGCAAAAAAGCATCTCCCTATGTCAGCTATGAAGCCGTGATGCATAAACGTGAGCAGCGCCGTAAGTCGCTGGAGTTTTTTCGTTCTCATGAACTGGTGAACGAAGACGGCGACACGCTGGACATGGAGGATGTGGTAAACGCCAGCAGCAGCAACCCTGCGCATCGCCGCAATGAGATGATGGCCTGTGTTAAAGGCCTGGAGCTTATCGCGGAAATGCGCGGTGACTGCGCCGTTTTCTACACCATCACCTGTCCGTCACGTTTCCATTCCACGCTAAATAATGGCAGGCCCAACCCAACTTGGACAAATGCGACGGTAAGACAAAGCAGTGATTATCTGGTCGGCATGTTTGCTGCATTTCGTAAGGCGATGCACAAAGCCGGATTGCGGTGGTATGGCGTGCGGGTGGCTGAGCCGCATCATGACGGTACAGTTCACTGGCACCTGTTGTGTTTTATGCGCAAAAAAGACCGCCGCGCCATCACTGCATTACTGCGTAAGTTTGCCATCCGTGAAGACCGCGAGGAACTGGGCAATAACACTGGGCCGCGCTTTAAGTCTGAGTTGATTAACCCGCGCAAAGGTACGCCAACAAGCTACATCGCGAAATACATCAGTAAGAACATTGACGGGCGTGGTCTGGCTGGCGAGATCAGCAAGGAAACGGGGAAATCCCTGCGTGATAATGCTGAATACGTTAATGCCTGGGCGTCTCTGCATCGTGTTCAGCAATTCCGCTTCTTTGGCATTCCGGGGCGTCAGGCTTACCGTGAACTGCGATTGCTGGCTGGTCAGGCGGCAAGGCAACAGGGGGACAAAAAAGCAGGTGCGCCGGTACTGGATAACCCGCGCCTTGATGCAATCCTGGCTGCTGCTGATGCTGGTTGTTTTGCCACCTACATCATGAAGCAGGGCGGCGTACTGGTTCCCCGCAAATATCACCTGATCAGAACCGCTTATGAAATCAACGAAGAGCCGACCGCCTATGGCGATCACGGCATTCGTATTTATGGCATCTGGTCACCCATTGCAGAGGGCAAGATCTGCACTCATGCAGTGAAGTGGAAAATGGTTCGTAAGGCCGTTGACGTTCAGGAGGCGGCAGCCGACCAGGGCGCTTGCGCCCCTTGGACTCGTGGCAATAACTGTCCCCTTGCTGAAAATTTGAACCAACAGGAGAAAGATAAATCAGCTGATGGGGACCCCAGAACGGACATTACCCGCATGGATGACAAGGTGTTGCACGATTACCTGCACAGTATGAACAAAAAGAAGCGCCGGGAATTGGCTGCAAGGTTACGTCTGGTGAAACCGAAACGGCGTAGAGACTACAAACAGCGAATTACAGACCATCAACGACAGCAGCTTGTCTATGAACTGAAATCCAGAGGATTTGATGGCAGCGAGAAAGAGGTCGATTTACTCCTTCGCGGCGGCAGTATTCCGTCAGGAGCAGGCCTGCGTATCTTCTATCGGAACCAGCGTTTGCAGGAAGATGATAAGTGGCGGAACCTGTATTAATTACGCTGGTTAACAATTCGTGCTCTTAATAATACCAGGCATATCAGGCTGATAAGCGTAAAAAAAACGTTTTACATCAGTAAGATTATTATATACTGTAAATATAAACAGTGGTTATACATACAGTATTGCGTGTGGTGTCATAGGAGGAAAGATGCAGGACTATTTTTTGGAGTCTTTGAAGCTCCAGCGCATTGATTTTTTTCTTAAGCTTGTAGCGGCTAGTGAGTGCGATGATGAAGAGAAGCGGCTTGCTATCCAGTGGGTTTCGGAGCTGACCGATGAGTTAATGGCGAAAATCCGTACTCATGAGTACAACCGTTCAATGGATCTCCCCGGTTAGGCTTAGGAACGTTGCTGGCGTTAGGACTTGATTCTGACGCTAGCAAGGTTGATCAACGAGCCATGCGAGGCGTTAGTCATGGGCAAAAAAATAGTAACTTCCAGATTTTGTTTCGTGCCAGGTATTGAGTAGTTTTATCGCCAGAGGGGCTGTTAGCGCTCAAACTACTAATGGAGCCACACCTTAGATGAGTGATTTGGCTTAAGCTATGATTATATAGTTTTGCTGTACGGCGGCCTTGCTTTTTATTGAAGCGACCAGACTGGAACAACGGCGAAAGGAGACTAACGATACGCACCAGTTTTTTGAAAAGGTACAGTTATCTAGATTGGTTGCCAATTTTCGTTGAAGCCTGACATACCATTAGGTCATTGCTTTAGAAAAATTAATACTTGATGTGAGAATTGCTTCAAAACATCTAGAATTAAAGTTTCTTTACTAGTATGCTTCACCACTTGGTCGTTGGGTTGAGTGCAAAAGCTAAGGCTGATGCCCAGTACGCTATCCGCATTATTGCCAGAGAACCGATTCGAAACCGGAATCTGGCAGAGCATGGGCGCAAGTGCTGGCTTCCCAACGGCCTCGTTATTTATAATATGCTGACTTCAAAACCACTCGTCTTTCAACCTGCTGTGATAGCATTACCGCGTTAGTCCAATCTTTTGGATACCTTATTTCTTCTATAACACGAATATAAGCACATACTTTATTTTTTCCCTCTCCTTTGGCATAAGTAACCTCTAGATTATTAAATTTCAATAAGTGCTCTCTTCTTTGGTAAGTAAAACAGCCGTAATCACGGACATCAGAAGAAGTAATAGCATGAGTTGAAGGAAACCGAACTAGTAAATTTCTCAAGTAGGGAATAATGTCCAAACTCGTTGCTTTGTTTTCTTCTCTGCGACTCTTTCTGAACATATGTCTCCAACCCAGCCGTGTAAGCTCGATTTTCCCAAGCACCGGAGATGTGATTTCTTTCTGTTCAGAATAACGTTTTTTAACAAACGCTCGCCGATTATTAAGTAGTGAGTTTCTTCTTCTTACATGGATTCCTTTTGCTCCAGTTTCACCTGCACGTACCATGGACATACAGCGAGCCAGGTCAAACCGTGTAGCCGGAGTGATTAAGTGATATTCTCCATAAGTTTGGTTTTTAAGGGTAGTGTTTGGATGTATATAGGCCCAAAATGCTTTACGATTAGTTCTGTCAACCCAAACGACACATATATGGTGAGTTGTCCTTTTGGCTGCTTTTTTTGCGGCCGAATTTAATACAAAACCTTTCTCTAATAAATGACCATAAGTTGCCCCTGATTTAACTTGCGACAATATAAGCATTCTTTCTTTTGATGCCCATGGATGTTCGAAGGATAATATTAAATCTATTTTTGAATTGTCGTCTTCCCTGGAACCCCAGTGCCCCTCTCCTCTACAAGCAAGAATGAATTGACTCATTGCATAAGATTCGGCGTCACTGCCGTTAACTGAGTTAAACTGTCTTGTTTCTAGCACAGTTGGTATTGGTCGTGATGCAAGTAAACTGAAAGATCCCACTTATAGTTCTCTCCAAAAAATTGCATAATCTTGAACGCTAAAAAATAGTATACAAACTAAAGTATTTTTTCATTTAATTCAATGTATTGGCTAAAATTAAGACATTTATAGCTATATGTACTAGATAACATAGCGTTGTTTTCCTTTTGAAATCTCTTCTTGTGGTAACACAACAGTATTTACTCAAGTAGTTTGTCACTGCATGGGGAGATTTCGCTATGTCCGCGGCATCATACAGATGCGATAGATTTTCAGCATGACCTTGGGTAGCAAATCTGTAGGTATCATCCATTGCACCTCAAAGTAACTCTGGTGCATACCTATGCTGCATGAAAATGAATGATCGCTAGTGGATCGTTTATGTCGAAGCCTGCCAGTTCTGACGGGCTTTTGCTTATGTTATGCAACTGCATGAAAACCACTACACAAAGCGGGCAGGCGTGGCGGGGATACGAGCGCGCGCTAAGTCATATAAGAGTTATATATTGATTTGATTGCTGGACATGCATACAGTATCGCTCTATCATCTAATAAATCTTAGAGTATTTGACAATGTTTGGATAAAATGGAACCTAACTTATTCATAATCCGCTAAACAGGGATGTCAGATGCCATACCAATTGGTAGAGCTTAGCCCCGTAGCTAACGATCTTGAACAGTTAGGAACCAAAGAGAAGTTTTGGTTCTATTTCTCCGATGACACTGTAAATTTGCAGTTGTTTAAGTACTCTAGGCCAGGTACTGGCGAGCATTGGTCTGAAAAGTGTGCTGCTGAGTTATGTCATTTGCTTAACATTCCACATGCTAGCTATGATTTGGCGCGATACAATGGTCGATTCGGTGTGGTGACTCAGAATATCATTCCATCTGGTTTCCGGATGGTAATGGGAAATGAAGTGCTTCACAGTTCGACATTCGATTATCCTGGGCCTTTACAAGCCGGGGAAAAGCCGGTAAGGGTCAGAGAACACACTGTCACAAGGGTATTGGGTTGTTTGGATAGGGAATCTATCAAGCCTCCTCCGAGTGTATATGATCTAACCGGGCTAAATGCAGCAGATGTATTTTGTGGATATTTGATGCTCGATGCACTTGTGAGTAATCAAGATCGCCATCATGAAAATTGGGCGATCATGCTTAACAATGAAACTGGTGAGCAGTTTTTGTGTCCAACATACGATCATGCCGCTAGTTTAGGAAGGGAGATGTTAGATGATGAGCGTAACGAACGGCTTAATACTAAAGATAAAAATCGACAAATCCCATGTTTTGTAAGAAAAGCTCGCTCTGAGCTATTCAAAGCAAAAACTGATAAAAAGCCCTTGCTGACCGTTGAAGCATTTCAACATGCAGTTGAAGGGAGAGTTGCCGCTCGCGACCATTGGTTAGGTAAGTTGAGCGTTTTAACAGAAGATTCCATTACAGATGTGTTTAACCAAGTGCCTTCATCGTGTATATCCGACAGTGCACGTAGATTTGCAACGTTAATGGTAATGGAAAATCGCAGAAGGTTACTAGAATGACTAATACAAACTCCGTTTACGTCGCATGGCAGGCACCAGATACCAGAGACTGGCATGTTGTTGGTAACTTGCAAGAGCGCAAATCGGGGTATGTTTTCAGGTATACCAAAGGTGCTCTTAAATCTACTAAATTTACAAAGTTTAGCGGCATGAGTGATGTTCGTGAAACTTATGTTTCGGAAGAATTGTTTCCTCTTTTTAAAAATCGCCTTTTATCACCGAGACGTCCAGAGTATCCGAGTTTCATTAAATGGCTTGGATTTGAAGAAGATAAGGTAAATCCTATCGATATTCTTGCTCGCTCGGGAGGCTTACGAAGCACTGATCAGCTGCAGATTTTCAAAAAAATTGATGTTGATTCTGATGGTAACTTTGAGCATTTTTTCTTCTTACATGGACTTGGTTACTTAAATAGCTTAGCTAATGCTCGTGTATCTGAATTGAAACCGGGGCAAATTTTGCGTCTTTGCTTGGATCTTCAAAATGAATACGATGGGGATGCTGTTGTCGTTCGTGCAGATAAACCAGCTGAAATCGTTGGTTACTGCCCTAGGTATTTAAGTAATGATATCAAGAAGATGTTATTGGATGATCCAAAATCAATCACTTTAACGGTCGAAAAGATTAGCGATGATGCTCCTCATAACTATCGGTTATTATGTAAATTATCAGGAGTACTAAGCCAAGCCTGTCAATCGACGCTGATTCCTCAGGATGAGTTTGAACCTATTGAGTAAATGAAGAAAAGCCACCAAACGGTGGCTTTTCTTATTATGGGACTATATCTAGCGAGTAGGTATTAAACTGTATCGCCTCCTTGCCAAGCCAATCATTCATCTCCTGTAATCGCTTTTGTAGTGGCATTAGCTCATTTCGGACGAATACACGGCTTGCCTTTTCCACATCCCCAAACCCCCCAACATTATTCGGCATAATCCCCATCATTTGTGGCGGCACGCGGTGCGCTGCCATCATGTCATCCCGACTCACGTTCTTGATGTTAAGAAATTCATCCTTCGCCGCGACTTCTGACAATGGGATGATCTGAAGCCCGTCTTTTTTGCCGTTAGGTGAGTACATAAACAGGTTGCGGAAGTTGCCTGGACCTTTGGCGCTTTTCATCGCGTTGCGGAGGTTGTTCACATCCTCCTGATTCTGCGCGGCATCGGTCATGTACATGATGAAGCCTGCATGGCTGCCATTGATGTAATACTTACGGCGGAACAGCGTGGCGGACTCGTTGAGCAGAGCGGATGGAATAGCAGAAAGATAGCCAGGCAGGCCGTAGATCTCCTGGTTGATGTCCGGTTCCATCAGATGAAAGATGCTGCCTTTCGTGAACTGATACGGCTGGGTTGTCATACCGTATTGCACAAACCAGTAGGTATCCAGGTCTAACCCGCGTCGGGTGTATTTTGCCAGAGCAGGCTCAAGGGCGATAATTTCACCGAAGCGGTTCGTGCGTTTCTCCAGGTAGGCGTTACCAAATACCAGATAGTCCTGCACAAAACGTGAAAAAGCCTGCTGGCTGAGCAACGGGTGAGGGATATAGGTGCTGGTCAGAATGTTGCACTTTACTGCAATCGGTGAGCTGTGGTGTACGGCGGCGCGGAAGGTTCGCGCCAGGCCGTCGAAACTCACTGGTGGCTCATACCAACGGTCCATCTGTACGCATTCCACATAGTCCAGCAGTTCGCGGCGGTCCAGAACAGGAACGGGATCGCCGAAGCTGAATGCTTCGGCTGTAGTTTGACTTTTAAGCTGGATCTGTTTCGTCGCCGCAGCGCGGTTCTTCTTACTCTTTCCCATCAAAAAATCTCCACAATATTGCTGGTATTGGCGGATTCGCCCTGCAGCGGTTCGTTAAACAGTGCGTGCATCGTTGCCCAGGCCAGATCGGCGTGGCTGGCTTCTTCGCTGCGGCTGGCTTCATAGGTCGGGCGGTTGCCACTGGCGGTGGTGGCGCGACGGATTGCCATAAAGGACTGCGCTATGTCGGTGTGTCCGGCGTCAAACTCCAGACGGCGGTGGCTGATAATGTCGTAGGCCTTGAGTACCAGGGCGTTTTTAACGTTGGGGCTGTAGACAAACTCCCGGACGGCAGGAAAAAACGCTTTCACGTTCTCGTAAACCCCGTGACCAACGCCGGTTGAGTCGATACCGATATAGGTCACGTTGTACTGTTCGGTCAGTTTTTTGATGGCGTCAGCCTGGGCGCGGAAGTCCATTCCGCGCCACTGGTGACGCTCAAGAATGCGGAACTTACCGCCCGGCACGGCTGGCGGAGCCACCACCACGCATCCGGCGCTGTCGCCGTTCTGCGTACCTTTCGCCGGGTCATATCCGATCCACACTTCGCGCCAGCCAAACGGGCGCAGGGCCAGTGCATGAAAGTCGGTCCAGACTTCCCAACTGTCCACCATGCACGCCTGCAGCTCGCTGAGCGGGAACACGGACGCGAGATCGTCCACGAACTCACACATCAGCAGGTTCTGGTATTCGTCCGGGCTGTACTCCATGCGCAACTGGTCGAGGTCGAATAGGTTACAGCCGCCGCGCACCGCATCTTCCACAGTGACTATCTGGCGGTACTGCCCGTCTGCGCACAGCAGGCCGGGGGCCAGATTGCTGTGGGACAGGTCGATGTCCACCTTATCGGCTTTGTTGCGCCCTCGGTTGAACAGCGCACCGGACCAGAACGGATAAGCACTGTGTGTCAGGCTGGATGGCGTGGAAAAATAGGTTTGTCGCCATTTTTTGTGAATAGCCATACCGGAAGCCACTTTGCGCAGCTCCTGGAATTTCGGTATCCAGAAATATTCATCCAGATACAGGTTGCCGTGGTAACTCTGGGCCGTGCGGGCATTGGTGCCGAGGAAGTACAGCGTGGCCCCGTTAGGAAGCACCATCGGATCGCCTTTCAGCTCCACCTCCACTTCTTTGGCGAAGTCGATGATGTACTGCTTAAAGACGTGGGCCTGAGCCTTGCTGGCGGAAAGGAAAATCTGGTTACGCCCGGTCAGCAGGGCGTCAATCAGGGCTTCACGGGCAAAATAGAAGGTCGCGCCGATCTGGCGTGACTTCAGCAGGTTGCGGATGCGGTTGGTTTTTCCGGCTTCCCACCAGTGGCGCTGGTAGTTGAACATGGAGGAATGGAAGATTTCTTTCAGCTTCTCAATCTGTTCATCGGTGAAAACGTTCTTTTCCGGCTGACGGCGCGGGCCTTTGTTGCGGTTGGCGACGTTAGGGTTTAAGTCGGCTTCGTTGCCGCCATTGTTAAACTTGCCGATCCGCGCATGGCGCTCCGACTGGCGCGCCAGCAGGTCAATCTCTTTGAAATCTTTCCCTTCTTTGTGCTCCTTCATAATGAGCTGGCAGTAGCGTGCGGCGGTGGTGAGCTGCATCTGATCCAGCGGCCCATAGTCACCCCACTTGTCGCGTTTTTTCCAGCTGTGAACGGTTGCAACTTTCTCGCCCAGCATTTCAGCAATGCGGGCTACGCGGTATCCCTGAAAGTACAGCAGCATGGCCTGCCGACGGGGATCGAGATCTGCGGGTGTCAGTGTGGTGTTCATGGCACAAACCTACAGCCTTGAATGAAGGCTTTCCCCGCCTGCGGTTTGTGTGGTTGTCGGTACAAATACCGCGCATTGTTTCACTGCCCCCATCACCGCAACCATAAGGCTCCAGTAAGTTTTTTCTAACGGAGCACGGCTCATGACAGTGAAAGCAAAGCGTTTTCGCATCGGGGTGGAAGGTGCCACCACCGACGGACGCGAAATCCAGCGTGAATGGCTGGAACAGATGGCAGCCAGCTACAACCCGGCGGTGTATACCGCGCTGATTAACCTTGAGCACATCAAGTCTTATCTGCCGGACAGCACCTTTAACCGCTACGGCAAGGTGACGGCGTTGTTTGCTGAAGAAATCACGGAAGGTCCGCTGGCAGGCAAGATGGCGCTGTATGCCGACGTTGAGCCAACGGAGTCCCTGGTGGAACTGGTGAAAAAAGGCCAGAAATTATTCACCTCTATGGAAGTCAGCCCGAAGTTCGCTGATACGGGCAAAGCCTATCTGGTCGGCCTGGCTGCCACTGATGATCCTGCCAGTCTGGGCACTGAAATGCTGACATTCAGCGCCAGTGCAGCTCATAACCCGCTGGCAAACCGCAAGCAGAATCCCGCCAATCTTTTTACAGCTGCAGAGGAAACGGTGATCGAACTGGAAGAAATCCAGGACGACAAACCGTCCCTGTTTGCCCGTGTCACGGCGCTGTTTACCAAAAAAGAGCAGTCCGATGACGCCCGATTCTCTGATGTGCATAAGGCCGTGGAGCTGGTCGCCACTGAGCAGCAGAACCTGAGCGCACGCACCGAAAAATCCCTGTCTGAGCAGGAAGAACGCCTGTCTGAGCTGGAGACTGCTCTGCAGGAGCAGCAAACCGCCTTTAACGAACTGGTGAATAAGCTGAGTCATGAAGACAGCCGCCAGGACTACCGCCAGCGTGCAACAGGCGGTAACGCCCCCGCTGACACTCTGACCAATTGCTGATGGAGCACAAAACCTGATGAAGAAGAATACCCGCTTTGCTTTTAACGCTTACCTGCAGCAACTGGCACGTCTTAACGGTGTGGCAGTTGAAGAACTGTCCAGCAAGTTCACTGTAGAGCCGTCTGTGCAGCAGAAGCTGGAAGACCAGATCCAGCAGTCCGCCGCTTTCCTGACGCTGATTAACGTCACGCCAGTGACTGAGCAGTCCGGTCAGCTGCTGGGGCTGGGTGTTGGCAGCACCATTGCCGGAACCACTGACACCACCGCGAAAGAGCGTGAACCTGTCGATCCGACGCTGATGGTCGATGTGGAATACAAATGCGAGCAGACCAACTTTGACACGGTGCTGACCTACGCGAAGCTGGACCTGTGGGCGAAGTTTCAGGATTTCCAGGTGCGTATCCGTGACGCCATCGTGAAACGTCAGGCACTGGACCGCATCATGATCGGCTTTAACGGCGTGAAGCGTGCGAAAACCTCCAACCGTAGTGAAAACCCGCTGCTGCAGGATGTGAACAAAGGCTGGCTGCAGAAAATCCGTGAGGATGCACCGGATCACGTCATGGGCAGCACCACCACGAGCGGCGAAACCACACCGGGTGCGGTGAAAGTCGGGAAAGGTGGCGAATATGCCAACCTGGACGCTGTGGTGATGGATGCGGTCAATGAGCTTATCGACGTGGTCTACCAGGACGATGACGATCTGGTGGTGATTTGCGGTCGTGAACTGCTGTCTGACAAGTATTTCCCGCTGGTCAACAAAGAGCAGGAAAACAGTGAAAAACTGGCAGCCGATATGATTATCAGTCAGAAACGCATGGGCGGTCTGCAGGCCGTGCGTGCGCCGTTCTTCCCGCCGAATGCGCTGCTGATCACCCGTCTGGATAACCTGTCCATCTACTGGCAGGAAGACACCCGCCGCCGTTCAGTTATCGACAACCCGAAACGTGACCGGATTGAAAACTTTGAATCTGTTAACGAAGCCTATGTGGTTGAGGACTACCGCTGCGCTGCACTGGTGGAAAACATCCAGATTGGCGATTTCAGCGCCGCCGCCGCAGAAGCCGGAGCATAAACCATGAGCCTGAGTCCCGCACGGCAGCATCGCCTGCGCGTTCAGGCTGAACAGGCCGCCCGCGAGGGCGGCAGTGTTCGCCACGCGTCGGGCTATGACCTGATGCTGCTGCAACTGGCGGAAGACCGCCGCCGTCTCAAGGGCGTTCAGTCCACGGTCAAAAAAGCGGAAATCAAGGTGGAGCTGCTGCCGAAGTACGCCGCCTGGGCAGAGGGTGTCCTGGCTGCCGGAGGCGCTCAACAGGATGACGTGCTGATGTACGTGATGCTGTGGCGCATTGATGCCGGAGATTATGCCGGGGCGCTGCAGATCGGGCGTCATGCCCTGCGTCATGGCTGGGTGATGCCGCTGGGTAATCGCAATGTGCAGACCGTGCTGGCAGAGGAAATGGCAGACGCTGCGCAGAGCGCAATGCTTGCCGCCACCGGCTTTGATGCCGATCTGTTGCTGCAGACGCTGGAGCTGACAGACGGTCTGGATATGCCGGACCAGTCACGGGCGCGTCTGCATAAAGCGATTGGCGCTGTCCTGAGTGAAAGCAATCCGGCTTCCGCCCTTAATCATCTCAACCATGCGTTACAGCTCGATCCCCGCTGTGGCGTGAAAAAAGACAAACAGCAGTTGGAGCGCAGACTGCGCAATGACAGCCGCTGACAGAACGTGCCCCCGCGCACGGGCGGCACGGGGGGGCGAAAGGCACTGCCACATCAAAACCCCGTCCACCGCCCTTTATTTCAGGAGAAAGCAGCATGAAGTTTGTTGCGCCAGAACAGGCACCGGAACAGGCGGAAATCATCAGAAATACGCCGTTCTGGCCTGATGTGGACCTGTCGGAGTTTCGCAGTGTCATGCGCACTGACGGCACGGTGACGCAGCCGCGTTTAAAGCAGGTTGCGCTGTCGGCAATTTCGGAGGTCAACGCAGAGCTGTATGAGTTTCGCAGACGCCAGCAGATGCTGGGGTATGCCTCGCTGGCAGAAGTCCCGGCGGAACAACTGGACGGCAAAAGCGAGCGCATTCAGCACTATTTCAACGCGGTTTACTGCTGGGCACGCGCCATGCTCAACGAACGTTACCAGGACTATGACGCCACGGCATCCGGTGCGAAGCGAGGCGAGGAACTGGCGGAAGCAAGCGGTGATTTGTGGCGTGACGCCCGCTGGGCCATCAGCCGGGTGCAGGATGCGCCGCACTGCACAGTGGAGCTTATCTGATGAAAGTGCGTGCGCATCAGTATGACACGGTGGACGCGCTTTGCTGGCGTCATTACGGGCGCACGCAGGGTGTCACGGAGCAGGTACTGAAGGCAAATCCGGGGCTTGCCGAATACGGCCCCTTTTTACCTCACGGGTTGCAGGTGGAGCTGCCGGACATACCGACAACCACCACCGTGCAGACCGTCCAGCTATGGGACTGAATTATGACGCTTGAGCGAATCAGCGCCTTTATCACGTATTGCATCGCCGTCGTGCTGGCCTGGCTGGGCGATTTGTCCATCAAGGATGCCTCAACGCTGGGCGGCCTGATGATTGGTGTGCTGATGCTGGCTATCAACTGGTACTACAAACACAAAGCCTACCAGCTTCTGCGCGACGGGCAGATCTCGCGGGAGGACTATGAATCCATCAATCGTTAAACGCTGCCTTGTCGGGGGCGTGCTGGCTATTGCTGCCACGCTGCCGGGTTTTCAGCAGCTTCACACCTCCGTGGAGGGACTGAAACTGATTGCCGATTACGAAGGCTGTCGTCTGCAGCCGTATCAGTGCAGCGCGGGTGTCTGGACCGACGGCATTGGTAATACATCGGGCGTCATTCCCGGCAAAACAATCACGGAACGACAGGCAGCAGAAGGGCTGATCTCCAACGTGCTGCGTGTGGAGAGGGCGCTGGAAAGGTGTGTGAAGCAACAGCCGCCGCAGAAGGTGTATGACGCTGCGGTGTCGTTTGCCTTCAACGTGGGTACGGGCAATGCCTGCAGTTCCACGCTGGTGAAATTGCTCAATCAGCGGCGCTGGGCGGATGCGTGCCGACAGTTGCCGCGCTGGGTGTATGTAAAAGGTGTGTTTAATCAGGGGCTGGATAACCGCCGTGCGCGGGAGATGGCCTGGTGCTTACAGGGAGCAAACTGAAATGAAAAAGAAATTAATCAGCGGACTGTTTCTGATGTTATGGATGGCGCTGTTAATCGCAGCAATGGTGTATCCGCAGGGGATTTTTCCGGTACTGGCAGCGTCCGGTGTCTGGGTAGCTTGTCTGCTGACATGGGCGGTAATTCCGGTAGCACTGGCTGCGTTAATTAAGAACGGCCCGCTCTGGCAGGAGTTGAGGGCATCTTTGCTAAAGACCATTACTCGAAAAGAAAACGTATTTATCAGCTGGATGATGCGATTGCTGATTGTCGTCAGTCTCGCCTGGACGGGGTGGGCTATTACCCTGGTCTTTTATCTGCTGACCGTTATTGCCTTCTGGATCACCCGTAATCAGATGGCGCAACAGGTAGCAGCATGAACCGGGTACTGCTGGTTGTGCTGGCGTTATTACTGGCGGCGCTGGGCTGGCAGACGTGGCGGCTGGCTGATGCCAGCCAGACCATCAGCACGCAGGCAGACGAGCTTCGGAGCAAAAGCCAGGCACTGGCAAAGAGCAACAGCCAGCTGATCAGCCTGTCCATTCTGGCTGAAACCAATAACCGGGAGCAGGCGCGGCTCTATGCCAAAGCAGAACAGACCAGCGCACTGCTGAGACAACGACAACGCCGGATCGAGGAACTGAAACGTGAGAACGAGGATTTACGCCGCTGGGCTGATACTCCTTTGCCTGCTGACATTATCCGGATGCGGGAACGCCCCACACTCACCGGAGGTGCAGCTTACCGTCAGTGGTTGTCCGCGAGTGACGCCGTGTCTGCTGGATCAGGCAACGCTGCGCACTAACGGTGATCTGAACGCGTTGCTGGATGAAACGGAGGCCGCCTGGGCGGTCTGTGCAGACAAAGTGGACATGATTATTGCGTGTCAGGAGCGAAACAGTGAACAAACCACAATCCCTGCGCCACGCCCTCAATAAAGCAGTGCCTTATGTCCGCAATAACCCGGACAAACTGCATCTGTTTGTGGATAACGGTTCGCTGGTTGCCACGGGGGCCAGCTCCATGTCATGGGAGTACCGCTACACCCTGAACGTGGTGATTGAGGATTTCAGCGGCGACCAGAATCTGCTGATGGCCCCGGTTTTGCTGTGGCTGCGTGATAACCAGCCCGATGCCATCAATAACCCGGCGTTACGGGAAAAGCTATTCACCTTTGAGGTGGATATTCTGCGCAACGATGTCTGTGATCTCAGCCTCAACCTGCAACTGACGGAGCGTGTGCTGGTCAGCACTGACGGCAGTGTGTCGAGCGTTGAAGCTATAGCGGAACCTGATGAACCTGAAGAAATGTGGACGGTGAAACGTGGCTGAACTGCAGAAAGTTGACGACTGGCTGAGTGCCTTGCTGGCGAATCTGGAGCCAGCCGCAAGAAGCCGCATGATGCGCCAGCTGGCGCAGGAACTACGCCGGACACAGCAGCAAAATATCAGAATGCAGCGCAATCCAGATGGCAGCAATTATGAACCGCGACGGGTAACAGCACGCAGTAAAAAAGGCCGTATCAAACGTCAGATGTTTGCAAAGCTGCGCACCACAAAATACCTGAAAACTGCCGCCAGCGCCGACTCTGCCAGCGTGCAGTTTGAAGGCAAGGTACAGCGCATTGCCCGTGTTCATCACTACGGCTTACGTGATCGCGTCAGCCGCAAAGGACCGGAGGTCCGTTACGCAGAGCGTCGCCTTCTGGGTGTAAATGATGATGTTGAGGCAATGACCCGCGACATGATTCTGCAATGGCTGGCGGGGTGATTTTTGTATCAGCACTGATACAAGTTGCAGCACTGCCGCCTTTCTTCCCCTGATGGCAACCTTTCCCTATGAACGCACAATTAACCGAAATCATGCGCCTTATCACCAACCTGATCCGCACTGGGGTAGTCACCGAAGTGGACAGGACAAACTGGCTTTGCCGGGTGAAAACGGGCGACCTTGAAACCAACTGGATCAGCTGGCTGACGCTGCGTGCCGGGAATGCCCGGACATGGTGGCGACCATCGGAAGGTGAGCAGGTGGTGCTGCTGAGTATGGGCGGTAATCTGGAAACAGCTTTTGCGCTGCCCGCCATCTATTCGAATCAGTTCGCACCACCGTCGACGTCGGCGGACGCCTGCGTGACAGAACATCCTGATGGTGGCTGGTTTGAATATGAACCCGCCACCGGGCGCTGGTATGTCAGGGGCATCAAATCTATGGTCATTGAGGCCGTCGACAACATCACCCTGAAAACCAGTGAGTTTGTGCTGGAGGCTGACCGCACGCGTATTAACAGCGAAGTAGTGATCAATGGTGGCGTTACCCAGGGCGGCGGTGCAATGAGTTCTAACGGGATCGTGGTTGATGCGCATCAGCATACTGGCGTTCTGAAAGGCGGTGACACCACCGGAGGCCCGGTATGACGCTTTATAGCGGGATGAACAATATCAGCGGTAAGGCCATTACTGATATTGACCATCTGCGCCAGTCGGTGCGGGACATTTTGCTGACGCCGCAGGGTAGCCGCATTGCCCGTCGTGAATATGGTTCCCTGCTGTCGGCACTGATAGACCAGCCACAAAATCCGGCATTACGCCTGCAGGTCATGTCGGCAGTGTATGTGGCGCTGAGTCGCTGGGAGCCACGGCTGACGCTGGATTCCATCACCATCAACAGCAACTTTGACGGTTCTATGGTGGTGGAGCTGACCGGGCGGCGGAATAACGGTGTGCCTGTGTCCCTTTCCGTATCAACAGGAGCAGAGAATGGCAGTGATTGACCTTTCGCAGTTGCCTGCACCGCAGATTGTGGATGTGCCGGACTTTGAGACGCTGCTTGCCGAACGCAAGGCAGAATTTGTGGCGCTTCATCCGAAAGATGAGCAGGAAGCAGTGATCCGCACGCTGGAACTGGAATCTGAACCCGTCACCAAATTGCTGCAGGAGAACGCTTACCGTGAGTTGCTTCTGCGCCAGCGCATTAACGAAGCCGCACAGGCGGTGATGGTGGCTTACGCGATGGGCGGCGATCTTGACCAGCTCGCTGCCAACTACAACGTGACACGCCTGACGGTGACGCCTGCTGATAATGATGCTGTGCCGCCCGTTGCAGCTGTGATGGAAAGCGATGAAGCGTTACGCCTGCGTGTGCCTGCAGCCTTTGAAGGGCTTTCTGTTGCGGGGCCAACTGCAGCTTATGAATTTCATGCTCGAAGCGCCGACGGTCGGGTGGCGGATGCCAGTGCAACCAGCCCGGCACCTGCAGAGGTGGTGCTGACTGTCCTTAGCCGCGAAGGCGATGGAACTGCAGAAAAAGACCTGCTGGACGTGGTGGAAAAAGCTCTGAACAGTGAGAACGTCCGCCCGGTGGCTGACCGTCTTACGGTTCGCAGCGCAGAAATCATACCGTACCGCGTGGAAGCCACCATTTTTCTCTATCCGGGGCCGGAAGCAGAGCCGGTAATGGCAGCGGCAAAAGCCAGCCTGCAGAAGTACATCGCCAGTCAGACGCGGCTTGGTCGGGATATTCGCCGTAGCGCCATCTTTGCCGCCCTGCATGTTGAGGGTGTGCAGCGTGTGGAGCTGGCTTCGCCGCTGGCGGATGTGGTTTTGAACAAAACGCAGGCGGCATCATGTACGGAGTGGAGCGTGACCAACGGGGGAACGGATGAATAGTCTGCTGCCATCGGGGTCAACTTCACTGGAGCGCCGACTGGCGCAGACCTGTAGCGGGATTTCTGATCTGCAGGTGCCGCTGCGTGACTTGTGGAATCCGGCTACCTGCCCGGTCAGCTTCCTGCCTTATCTCGCCTGGGCGTTCTCTGTGGATCGCTGGGACGAAGGCTGGACAGAAAGCGTCAAGCGCCAGGTGGTGAAGGATGCTTTTTATATTCATCAGCATAAAGGGACCACCAGTGCCGTGCGGCGGGTGGTGGAGCCGTTCGGCTTTCTGATCCGCATTATTGAGTGGTGGCAGACCGGAGAGGCACCGGGCACGTTTCGTCTGGATATCGGCGTGCAGGACCAGGGCATCACTGAAGATACCTATCTGGAACTTGAGCGGCTGATAAGCGATGCCAAACCATGTAGCCGTCACATGATCGGCATGTCCATCAATCTGCAGACCAGCGGTCCGCATTGGGTGGGGGCCGCCAGCTATCTTGGCGAAGAAATCACGATCTATCCGTATATCAACGAAACAATTATTTCCGGCGGCACCGCGCATGAAGGTGGGGCGGTCCATGTTATTGACACAATGAGAGTGAATCCATGAGCACAAAATTTTATACCCTGCTGACGGATATTGGCGCGGCGAAACTTGCCAGCGCCGCCGCGCTCGGTGTGCCTTTAAAAATTACCCATATGGCGGTCGGCGATGGCGGCGGAACATTGCCAACGCCGGACGCAAAGCAGACAGCATTGGTAAATGAGAAACGCCGGGCTGCGCTGAATATGCTCTATATCGACCCGCAGAACAGCAGCCAGATTATTGCCGAACAGGTGATCCCAGAAAACGAGGGCGGTTGGTGGATACGTGAAGTGGGCCTGTTTGATGAGTCCGGGGCATTGATTGCCGTGGGCAACTGCCCGGAAAGCTATAAGCCACAACTGGCTGAAGGCAGCGGGCGCACCCAGACCGTGCGCATGGTGCTGATTACCAGCAGTACGGACAATATCACCCTGAAAATCGCCCCTGCTGTCGTGCTGGCAACCCGCCATTATGTAGATCAACAAATAGAAATTCATGAGCAATCGCGCCGCCATCCTTCTGCGTCTTTGACAGAAAAGGGATTTGTACGTCTGTATAGCGGTGTGGAAAGCAATGATGAAACAGTCGCTGCAACGCCAAAAGCAGTGAAAATAGCGATGGATAATGCCAGCGCCAGACTGGCAAAAGACCGCAATGGTTCTGATATTCCCAATCCGGCACTGTTTGTTCAGAATCTGGGATTGAAAACGACTGTTGATAAAGCTGCATCAGCGATTCAGCCAGGAGATTATGGAATTGGCCTGGCTTATCTGAAAACCATGGGAACCAAATCGCAATTTTTTGCTTATGGTACAGCTGTCGGCTATCCAGAAGTGCCAACACATGGTGCTGGTTTCCAGGCCTGTTACAACGACAATCGACGTGCACAAATTTATGTCGCTAATGATGGCAAGATGTACTGTCGATTCAGCATGTTATCGAAAATTGCCGATGATGAAACACCGTGGAATCAGGTGTTCACCAGTGCACATTATCCAGAAGCATCAGTGAGTGTTAAAGGAATGGTGCAACTGGGGAACGATGTAAACAGCGTGTCAGAAAATGTTGCGGCGACATTGAAAGCGGTAAAAATTGCGATGGACAACGCCAGTGCGAGACTGGCAAAGGACCGCAATGGTGCTGATATTCCTGACCAGACTTTGTTTATTCAGAATCTGGGACTTAAACCGACGGTTGATAAGGCTGAAAGTGCTCTGCAACAGGGAGCATACGGAATCGGTAGCAATAATAACTACGAAATGGGTGAGGTTTCACAGTTTCTTGCATATTCAGGTAATGCAGATGAAGTGCCATCGAATGGTGCAGGTTTTCAGGCTGCGTATAACAAGAACAGACGCGCGCAGATTTTCATCACCGGAGCAGGGGAAATGTATCACCGTTTCAGCGGCTCTGATACGGTTAAAGACAATACAACACCATGGCGTCGGGGTGTTTGTGAAGATGAATTTTCATTTGGCAGCAATTATCACCGAATAACTGGCGGTGTGCTGAAGCAGTTTTTTAACAGTTATTTTTCCGGGGCAACTGGTGTGGTGAATAAAGAGTATCAGGTGAATTTTCCGACACCATTTGCCCGTCAGTGCTGGTACGTGATCCCCGTTTTCCGTTCGCCACACGGTGGGAGTGTTGAGGGTGTCGCCATTACAGCTATTACTGCAACTGGCTTTACTCTGAGCATCACCGGAGATAACGGTGGATGGAATATTGGGTTTATTGCGGAGGGGGTCTGATGAGTTATTTTTACAGTCCATCAAGAAATGCATTTTATAACAGTGAACTGAAATCTGATTATTACGATGCTCTCGATGCGTGGCCGGATGACTGTATTGAGGTAAGTGATGCAGTCTATCAGGAGTTTTATCTTGGTTATCGGGAAGGGTACAAAATGGTTGCAGGCACTGATAACCAGCCATCATGGGAAGAACGTCCACCATTGACCCATGAGGAACAGGTGGAACAGGCAGAAATGATGAAACAGATGCGCATTAATGAGGCTAACAACCTGATTAATGAAAAACAATGGCCATCAAAATTACAGCTTGGCAGGCTGAACGAAATGGAGACAACCAGATTTAATGCGATGCTGGATTATCTTGAGTTACTTGAAAATATTAATGTAAGTGATGCCCCGGATATAGTCTGGCCTTTATCACCAGAAGTCTGAATACATCCCCGCGTCTGCGGGGATTCCTGTATCCGCCGTTGTGCCATTTTTCATACAAACCACATAACGTGCATCCTGCTCGTATCAACCAGAACATAGGCAGACCCCCTCTACTACCGGAGAGACTGCCTTATGGCTCAGGATTACCACCACGGGGTGCGCGTTGTTGAAGTCAACGAAGGCACCCGATCCATTACCACGGTGAGCACCGCCATCGTGGGTATGGTCTGCACGGGCGATGATGCCGATGCAAAAATGTTTCCTCTTAACAAACCTGTGCTGATCACTGATGTGCTGACTGCCAGCGGTAAAGCGGGTGAGTCCGGCACGCTGGCCCGTTCGCTGGATGCCATCGCTGACCAGGCAAAACCCGTGACCGTTGTTGTGCGTGTGCCGCAGGGGGAAACGGAAGACGAAACCACGACTAATATCATCGGCGCAGTGACCGCTGAAGGTAAAAAAACTGGCATGAAAGCCCTGTTATCTGCCCAGTCACAGCTCGGGGTGAAACCGCGCATTCTGGGTGTACCAGGTCACGACACCAAGGCGGTAGCTACTGAGTTGCTGAGCGTGGCGCAAAGCCTGCGTGGGTTTGCTTACCTGTCAGCGTATGGCTGCAAGACGGTGCAGGAGGCGCTCACTTACCGTGAAAACTTCAGCCAGCGAGAAGGGATGCTGATTTGGCCTGACTTTACTGGCTGGGACACGGTGTTGAATGCTGAAGCAACGGCATATGCCACCGCCCGTGCGCTTGGTCTGCGCGCCAAAATTGATGAGCAGACCGGATGGCACAAAAGCCTGTCCAACGTGGGCGTGAACGGTGTCACCGGAATTTCTGCAGATGTGTTCTGGGATCTGCAGGGCCCGGCAACAGATGCAGGTCTGCTGAACCAGAACGACGTCACCACGCTTATCCGTAAAGACGGTTTCCGCTTCTGGGGTTCCCGCTGCCTGAGTGATGACCCGCTCTTTGCCTTCGAAAACTACACCCGCACGGCGCAGGTACTGATGGACACGATGGCAGAAGCGCATATGTGGGCGGTGGACAAACCGCTGAACCCGTCGCTGGCCCGCGACATTATCGAAGGTATCCGCGCCAAAATGCGCAGCCTGGTCAGTCAGGGCTATCTCATTGGTGGTGATTGCTGGCTGGACGAGTCGGTGAATGACAAAGACACGCTGAAAGCCGGAAAACTCACCATCGACTATGACTACACGCCAGTGCCGCCACTTGAAAATCTGATGCTGCGTCAGCGCATCACCGATCAGTACCTGGTGAATTTTGCCAGCCAGGTCAGCGCGTAAGGGGACAACATGGCTTTACCACGCAAATTAAAACATCTGAACCTGTTTAACGACGGGAACAACTGGCAGGGGATCGTAGAGTCTCTGACGCTGCCGAAATTCACCCGCAAATATGAGAAGTATCGCGGCGGCGGAATGCCGGGTGCAGTGGATGTGGATCTGGGGCTGGATGACGGCGCACTGGATACGGAATTTTCCATTGGTGGTACTGAACTGCTGCTGTTTAAGCAGATGGGCAAAGCCACGGTGGATGGTATCCAGTTGCGCTTTACCGGCTCTATCCAGCGTGACGATACCGGGGAAGTGCAGGCCGTGGAGCTTGTGGTGCGTGGACGTCACAAAGAAGTGGATTCCGGCGAGTGGAAGACGGGCGAAAGCAACACCACCAAAGTGACCAGTACCAACAGCTACGCGAAGCTGACTATAAATGGTGAGGTGCTCTATGAAGTGGACCTTATCAACATGGTGGAAATTGTGGACGGTGTGGACCTGATGGAAGCGCACCGCAACGCCCTCGGCCTCTGATGTATCTGAACGGCGCGGGATACCGCGCCAGAACCCAATTTACAGGACAGCAAAATGAGCGATAAGCAGACTGAAAAGACTATTCAACTGGATACCCCCATCAAGCGCGGTAAAACAGAAATCACCGAAATTGTGCTGCGTAAACCGCAGTCCGGTGCGCTGCGCGGTACACGCCTGCAGGCCATTATGGATATGGATGTGAACGCGATGATGACCGTGATCCCCCGCATCTCCAGTCCGGCACTGACTGCACAGGAAATTGCAGAGATGGACCCGGCAGATCTCACTGCCATGTCGGTTGAGGTTGTCACTTTTTTGTTGAAGAAGTCGGTGCTTGCCGGTTTACCGACAGCCTGACGGTTGACGATCTGGTGGCTGATATCGCCACCATCTTTCACTGGCCGCCATCCGTTACTGACGTTATGCCGCTGACCGAAGTGCTGGAATGGCGGTATAAAGCGATTCAGAGAAGCGGGGCCAACGATGAGTGATAATAACCTGCGCCTGCAGGTCATTCTTAATGCGGTTGACAAACTCACCCGCCCATTCCGTGCTGCACAGGCCAGTTCGAAAGAGCTGGCTGGCGCAATTCAGAATACCCGAAACAGCCTCAAAGAACTGAATAAGCAGGCTGGCAGAATTGATGAATTTCGCAAGACGCGCTCGCAACTAGCCATAACAGCCAACAACCTGAACGCAGCCCGCGAAGAGGCGGCAAAACTCGCCACACAATTTGCTGCCACTAACAGGCCAACCGCCGCGCAGGCAAAGTTATTCAGTCAGGCCAAAACACGAGTACAGGAACTTCAGCAGACCTATAACGGCTTGTTGGGGGCGGTCCAGAGACAACGTCAGGCACTTAAAGAATCAGGGATTGATACCAGACAACTCAGTAGTGCCCAGCGAGAACTTAAGAAAAATGCCGAAGAAACTCGTCAGGCACTGGAGGGCCAGCAAAAAGCACTTAAACGTCTGGGTGAACAACAGGCACGGATGAACGCTGCCAGAGAACAATACTCAAGACGGCTTGAAGTGCGCGATCGCATCGCAGGAGCCGGAGCCACCACCACGGCTGCAGGGCTGGCAATGGGCGCGCCAGTGATGGCGGCGGTAAAAAGCTATACCAGCATGGAAGATGCCATGAAAGGTGTGGCAAAGCAGGTCAATGGTCTGCGTGACGATAATGGCAACCGCACTGCGCGTTTTTACGAAATGCAGGATGCCATCAAAGCTGCCAGTGAACAGCTGCCAATGGAAAACGGTGCTGTGGACTTCGCCGCACTGGTTGAAGGTGGTGCGCGCATGAATGTGGCAAACCCTGACGACAGCTGGGAGGACCAGAAACGTGACCTGCTGGCCTTCGCCAGTACGGCAGCAAAGGCGGCAACAGCCTTTGAGCTGCCAGCGGATGAACTGTCAGAAAGTCTGGGGAAAATCGCCCAGCTCTACAAAATACCAACCCGCAATATTGAACAGCTCGGTGATGCGCTGAACTATCTGGATGATAACGCTATGTCGAAAGGGGCAGACATCATTGATGTCATGCAACGCCTGGGCGGTGTGGCTGATCGTCTGGATTATCGTAAAGCGGCGGCGCTGGGTTCCACCTTCCTGACACTGGGTGCTGCGCCGGAGGTCGCTGCCAGTGCTGCCAACGCGATGGTGCGTGAATTGTCCATTGCCACCATGCAAAGCAAGAGTTTCTTTGAAGGAATGAATCTGCTGAAACTCAATCCTGAAGTGATTGAAAAGCAGATGACGAAGGATGCGATGGGAACTATCCAGCGCGTACTGGAGAAGGTGAACGCACTGCCGCAGGATAAGCGCCTGTCTGCCATGACCATGTTGTTTGGTAAAGAGTTTGGCGATGATGCGGCGAAACTGGCAAACAACCTGCCGGAACTGCAGCGCCAGCTAAAACTGACAGCTGGCAATGATGCGCTCGGTTCGATGCAGAAAGAATCCGACATTAACAAGGACTCACTTTCTGCGCAGTGGTTGCTGGTCAAAACCGGAGCGCAGAACACCTTCAGCAGCCTGGGCGAAACGCTGCGCCAGCCGCTGATGGATATTCTGTACACGGTGAAAAGCATCACGGGGGCGTTGCGTCGCTGGGTGGAAGCTAACCCTGAACTGACGGGCACACTGATGAAAGTAGCAGCGGTTGTGGCTGCTGTTACTGTGGGCCTCGGCACCCTGGCTGTGGTGTTGGCTGCTGTGCTGGGACCGCTGGCAGTCATCCGTCTGGGATTCTCTGTGCTGGGTATCAAAACGTTACCTTCCGTTACGGCAGCAGTAACGCGAACCAGCAGCGCGTTGTCCTGGTTGGCTGGCGCACCACTTGCACTGCTGCGACGCGGGCTTGCTTCATCGGGCAACGCCGCAGGTTTACTTACTGCGCCGTTGTCGTCTTTGCGCCGCACGGCATCACTGACGGGAAATGTCCTGAAAACTGTAGCAGGTGCGCCGGTTGCACTTTTGCGGTCTGGATTATCCGGTTTACGTGCTGTTGCTGTGATGTTTATGAATCCTCTGGCGGTACTGCGCGGTGGACTGGCCTCCGCAGGCACGGTGCTGCGAGTACTGGCATCTGGTCCACTGGCGATGCTGCGCGTTGCCCTGTATGCCGTATCTGGTCTGTTAGGTGCTCTGCTCAGTCCGATAGGTCTTGTGGTTACTGCACTGGCGGGCGTGGCGCTGGTTGTCTGGAAATACTGGCAACCCATCACCGCATTTCTTGGTGGCGTGGTGGAAGGATTCAAAGCGGCGGCAGGTCCCGTCAGTGCAGCATTCGAAGCGCTTAAGCCCGTGTTCCAGTGGATTGGCGACAAAGTACAGGCGCTGTGGGGCTGGTTTACTGATCTGCTGACGCCCGTTAAGTCGACCTCTGCCGAACTGCAGAGTGCAGCGGCAATGGGGCGGCGATTCGGGGAGGCACTGGCGGAAGGGCTGAATATGGTCATGCATCCGCTGGACTCCCTGAAATCCGGCGTTTCCTGGTTGCTGGAGAAACTCGGCATTGTCAGTAAAGAGGCTGCAAAGGCGAAACTGCCGGAAAGAGTGACGCGTCAGCAACCTGCGACGGTGAATGCAGACGGTAAAGTGATGATGCCATCGGGGGGGGTTCCGTCATGGGGATATGGCTTTGCGGGGATGTATGACAGCGGCGGCTATATCCCGCGCGGGCAGTTTGGCATCGTCGGTGAAAACGGGCCGGAAATTGTTAACGGCCCGGCAAATGTGACCAGCCGGAGAAATACAGCTGCACTGGCTGCCGTTGTTGCCGGAATGATGGGCGTTGCTGCCGCGCCTGCAGAGCTTCCACCGTTGCATCCTTTGGCACTTCCCGCGAAAGGCGACGAAGCGATGGTGAGTCGTGCAGCCACTGTGCCGCCCGTTCACCGGATTGAGGCACCGACGCAGATCATCATTCAGACGCAGCCAGGACAAAGTGCGCAGGATATTGCGCGGGAGGTGGCACGCCAGCTTGATGAACGTGAACGCAGGCTGAAGGCAAAAGCCAGGAGTAACTACAGCGATCAGGGGGGATACGACGCATGATGATGGTGCTGGGATTGTACGTGTTTATGCTGCGCACCGTTCCGTATCAGGAACTGCAGTATCAACGCAGCTGGCGACATGCGGCAAACAGCCGGGTAAACCGTCGTCCGTCCACGCAGTTTCTGGGACCGGACAACGACATGCTGACGCTTTCTGGTGTTCTTATGCCGGAGATAACGGGCGGCAGGCTGTCGTTGCTGGCTCTGGAGCAAATGGCAGAACAGGGAAAAGCATGGCCCCTGATTGAAGGCAGCGGCACGATTTACGGCATGTATGTGATTGAGGGACTGAATCAGACTAAAACGGAGTTTTTCCGCGATGGTATGCCGCGCCGGATTGAGTTTACCCTGTCGCTCAAACGGGTGGATGAATCCCTGTCCGATATGTTCGGTGATCTCAGTGCGCAGCTGAATAATTTGCAGGATACGGCAACGTCTGCCTTAAGCGATATCAGTAAAACGGTGGGAGGGCTGCTGTCGTGAATTTCAGCTCTGAACTGCTTAACAAAGGCAACAAAACTCCCGCATTCAGCATCAGTATTGAGGGGAAGGATATCACCACTGTGCTGGACAAACGCCTGATGGGGCTTACGCTGACGGATAACCGGGGCTTTGAAGCGGACCAGCTTGATCTGGAGCTGGACGACGTCGACGGAAAAATCGTGCTGCCGCGCCGTGGTGCGGTCATTACGCTGGCGCTGGGTTGGAAGGGGCAGCCGCTTTTCCCGAAAGGGGCATTCACGGTGGACGAGATTGAACACACTGGCGCACCGGACCGCCTGACTATCCGGGCGCGAAGTGCTGATTTTCGGGAAACGCTGAATACCCGCCGTGAAAAATCGTGGCATAACACCACCATCGGGGAAGTGGTGAAGGAAATAGCCGCGCGGCACAAGCTGAAGATGGCACTGGGTAAAGACCTGTCGGATAAGCCCGTGGAGCATATAGACCAGACTAATGAGAGTGACGGCAGTTTTTTGATGCGGCTGGCGCGCCAGTACGGTGCCATTGCATCGGTGAAAAATGGCAATCTGTTATTCATCCGGCAGGGACAGGGCAAAAGCGCCAGCGGTAAACCACTGCCGGTGATTACTATCACACGTAAGGACGGCGACAGTCACCGCTTTACCCTGGCAGATCGCGGAGCTTACACGGGGGTAATTGCCAGCTGGTTGCATACCCGCGAACCCGCGAAGAAAGAAAGCACTACGGTGAAGCGTAAGCGCAGGACTAAGAAGCAGAAGAAAGAGCCGGAAGCGAAGCAGGGCGATTACCTGGTGGGGACGGATGAAAACGTGCTGGTACTTAATCGCACTTATGCCAACCGGAGCAACGCTGAACGGGCAGCGAAAATGCAGTGGGAACGCCTGCAACGTGGCGTTGCGTCATTCTCGCTACAACTGGCGGAAGGGCGGGCAGATCTCTACACGGAAATGCCTGTGAAGGTCAGTGGTTTTAAACAGCCAATAGATGATGCGGAATGGACCATTACGACTCTGACACATACCGTCAGCCCGGATAACGGTTTTACAACCAGTATTGAACTCGAAGTGAAGATTTATGATCTTGAAATGGAATAAAGTGTTCTCAATATTGATATTTTGTGTATCATTACAATGATTCTGATAGCAAAGGTAGGGATCTGGATATGATGAATTGTCCAAAGTGTGGTCATGCGGCACACACAAGGAGCAGTTTTCAAGTAACTGAAAGCACCAAAGAGCGTTACTGCCAGTGCCAAAATATTAACTGCGGGAGCACTTTTGTTACCCATGAAACAGTGGTCCGGTTTATTGTGACACCCGCACTGATTGCTACTGCTCCTCCACATCCATTGCCAGGTGGTCAGGGGCATATGAATTTTTGAGAAAGAGAACCTGCTACGGCAGGTTTTTATTCATCTGGGATCTCACCCGTTTCAAGAAAATGTATAAAGCCAGGCTCATCTATGATGATTGTGCCTTTCATCCGGGCTGCCGATACTTTTGATGGGCCTGCATTGTAACCGCAACAGAGCATCTGAAGGCTTTGGGTTACAGAGGTTCTTACCGTTAATCCTTGTTCATTCGCCTTATCAACCAATCTTTCTTTATCTGCTTTCTTAAATCCGGTGAAACATACATCGAATGTATTTTTTTTTCGGACCAGACTGCTTGGTGAGATGTGAGTAGTTTTCGGGGAGGAATGACGCGCACTCCTGAATGGCTTGTTCTGGTGAATCGTACTGTTTAAGAATGCGGTCTTTTCGGAAGGTTTTTATTCGATCGGTGTTCTTACAAATGCCCTGTATATGATTTTCGCTATAACTGATGCTCTGTATAGAGTGAACACCGATACGACCATTTGCATTGATGTAAACAAAGTGAAGTTCTTCCATGTGAAACCTCTTTGCATGATTTCAAGATGGCGACAGGCAAGATGGACGCAAAAGTCTGTCGCCATTTTGCCGCCACTACCAAAGAAAAAGGGGCTACGCTTTCACGTAACCCCTTGATTTATTTGGTGGAGCTGGCGGGAGTTGAACCCGCGTCCGAAATTCCTACAT